CTCTCCTTTATGTAATGGTTACGATCTCCACATAAATCCCCACCAGCTCTGCCAGCGGGTGGTAGACCGCCGTGCCGGTGTCGCGGGTGCAGTGGTAGGTTTGCCCGGACTGGGTGTAGTACTTGCCCGCGAACAGCTCCATGTTGCCGTTATAGGGGATGGGATCGTACTTTGTGCCGTCGTGGGTTTCGTCAATTTGCACGTAGATGCTCTCGGTGCCGACGCCGGGAACCCACTGCGAGGCAAATGTGTGCGTGGCCGGGATGGTTTTGTAGAGATCGCCGGTGTGCAGGAATTTAAAGCCGGACTTATTGGTGGTGTACTGCGCCGCGACGAGATCTGCCCACTCCGGGTAAAACTCCCGCATACGGTACGCCGTCGCATCGTCTATGGCCAGTGTGTTGATCTGCTGCCGCAGGAGCATGGTCGTCACCTCTTCCTGCGATAGGGGACGGTGCTTTTCCTCTGCCTCCGCCCGCGCCCGCGCTTCTTGCAGGGCGGCAATTTCCTCTGGGGTCATGTCGCGAATAAATCCATTTTCAAATATCTTCATATGCGCACCCCTTTCACAAGCATTCTTGTGCCCGCTGGGAATGTTAGATCAGACCAATTACCCAGACGCACTGCCGTTATGGCTTTATAACTATCTTTTCGGTCGAGCCCAATTGTACCACTTGAATAGTCTTTATCACGTTTCAGACCTATAGTGACGATATCATCAGATGACGCAGCGCAACGTATTCTGCACGTCGTACTGCCCTGACTTGCTATAGTAAACTGTCCGAAAAACTCGATAGAAGGAGAAAGATACAGATACCACGATCCACCACTTACCGCACTGGGCAACAGTATCTCAACATCTACTTTTTTCAGCGAAAAAGAATTTCCTTTTGTATCTTTGTTGATCGTGATCCAAGATGCTACTTCTGTAGCTGTATAATCGGCAATGATTTCCCATATATCTGCACCTCCTCCGCCCGTCGGCAGATCCACCGCTTCCGTCTGCGTGATCTTGCCCGCGGCGTCGACGGCCTTTACCCTGACGATCTGGCCCACGGCGGCGGAAGCGGGGGCGGGGACGGAGGTTCCGGCGATGGCTGCGGCTGCCTCTGCCGCGATCTCGGTTTTGTCCGCGGCGGTGAGGGTGTAATCCTTGCCGGGCGCTCCCTGCGGGCCGGTTGGGCCGGTGGGGCCTTGCGGGCCGGTTTCTCCCTGCGGGCCAGTTGGGCCTGGTTCGCCCTGCGGGCCTTTGAGGTTTACGGGCGCGGGGTTGGCCTTGCCGCCGTCGTTCGTCCAGCTCAGATCGCCCGCAGCGGAGACGGACGGCGTGAATGTCGTGCCGTCTGCGCCGGGTGCTCCATCCTTGCCGTTCGTGCCGGCTTTTCCCGGTGCGCCGTCTTTGCCGTTTTTGATCTCAGCGGTCGTCGTGCCGGTTTTGTCGGTGATGGTGATTGTCGCGCCGGTGTCGGTTTCGGCCACGGAGGCGGAGGGGCTGAAGCCGTCCTGCCCGGGCGCGCCGTCGGCTCCGTCCTTGCCGGGGCTTCCGTCTTTGCCGGGAGCGCCGTCCGGGCCTGCGGGGCCGGTCGCACCCTTCGGGCCTTCCGGGCCTGCGGGGCCGGTGTTGCCTTGAGGGCCTTGTGGGCCTGCCTCGCCCTGCGGCCCCCGCTCACCGGGTTTGCCCTGCGGGCCAGTTGCGCCGGTGTCGCCCTTTTCGCCCTTCTCGCCTTTGAGGGCGGCGAGGGCGATCAGGTTTTCCCACGTCGCGCCGCCGTCGTTGCTATACTGGATATAGCCGTCTGCGGTGCGCAGATCGATGGAGCCAGCGCCGCCGCTGCCGGTTTTCGCCGCTTCGTTGATGGCGGCTACCAGATTGTTTTTGGCGGTGGTGGTGAGGTCGGCGAGATCGCCGATGATCTCCTGCAGCTGCGCCCAGACGGGGAGCGTGGGGTCAGTCGATGGGTCGCCGGACGGCTCCACCGCAGGCTGCACCTTGCCGAGCGATACCCAGACGGTCGGCAGCACGACGCCGGAGGCGTTTGTGCCGTAGACGCCGACGCGGGCATAGCGCCCCGCCACGGCGAGAATCTCGGGCGGGACGGTCACGGTGTCGCCATCCCATTTCGCCGGGAGTACGTCGATGGTGGCCCTGCCGTTTGTAAATACGGCGGTCTTCGTCAGCCCGTCCCAGTCGGATGAAAACGCGAATTCGACGCTGACGGCCTTCGCCATGCCCGCCGTCAGAAGCTCCGGCGGCGAGCACAGATGCGCGCATGCTTTGTTTATGTGGATCTGGATCATGCTTCGTCAACTCCTTCAAATTCCACAAACGGCTCCAGGCACTTGATATCTCCGGCGGAAAGCCGGAGATCGAGATCGAGCGGCAGCTTGATCCGCTTGAATTCCGGCAGTTCCGCTTCCAGCTCGTTTAGCTCCTCTTGCGGCCGCCCGCTCATGAGCTGGTTCCCGTAAAATTCAAGCGAGGGATTGAGCTTGGTCGCCAGAATGGCGAGCGCGTAGGCCTGCCGAAGCGGGAGATCCTGCCCGATGAGTTTTTGCAGCGGCTTGGATGCAAGTGCAATATCATATAATTTCATGGCGTCCTCCTAATTGATTGCTGTGCCGTTTACCGTTAATTTCCCCGACGAATTGCATGCGAGTGTGCAGTATCGGTATGAATTGTAATACAGCACGATCTCGTCCCCTCTGACTGTCACAGGATAGTTTGATGTCCCGATTTCAAACCCTGTCGCGGACGGGGTGAGCGTCCTGCTCGACAGCGTAAGCTTGTACGAGCCGCTTGTCAGCGCGGCGACGGCCGGCGATACCGTGCCCCATTTTGCAGAGTAGTTGCTGGATCCGCTTTTCAGCAGGACTTGGCCGTCTGTGCCTCCTGTCGGGAGCATCCCGTCAGGGTTGCCCCACTCGACTGCATAGTCGGTTCCTCTGGACTTTTTGAGCACTTGCCCGGTACTGCCGCCGGACGGGAGTGTCCCACTGACGTCGCCCCATGTGCAGGCGTAGTTTGACGCGGACGATTTTTTCAGCACCTGCCCGGTTGTTCCGCCGGTTGGGAGGATGCCGTCCGGGCTTCCCCAGGTGCAGGCGTAATTGACTGCGGATGTTTTTTTCAGCACCTGGCCGGTCGTTCCGCCGGTCGGGAGTGCCCCCGGCAGGTTACCCCACTTGACGGCGTATTCCTTCGTACCGTCCTTGAGGAGTGCCTGCCCGTCTGTCCCGCCGGTCGGAAGGCCTGCAATGGTGCCCCATTCCAGTGCGTAGTCCTCTCCGGACGATTTCTGCAGCACCTGCCCGGTGCTGCCGCCCGCCGGGATGCCACCGGCTGCGTCCGCGCCCGGAGCGCCGACGGCGAACATGACAACCTTGCTTCCGGACAGCTCCAGCACGGCCACGCGCTGGCCTGCCGCGAATTTTACCGCCGTGTTGCATTTATAGTGCTTCTCGGTCGGCTCTTCCGCGCCGTCCAGCGTCAGGGTCAGTCCGTCTTCCTCTACCGTCGCAACGGTCGCAAGCTGAAAAGGCTGCTGCTGTTCTTCTGCCGGAGCTTCTTCCTCCGGGGTTTCGGTATACAGGCTGTCTACGCCCTCCATTATGCGATCACCGTCCTTTTTGCAGAGTGCGTCATAAGGCTTCCGGCCGACAGCTGCATCTGCCAGCCGGTTTCGAGATAAATGCCGCCGATATCGTCATGCGTGAGCGCGATCACGTCCCCGACGCCGTGGCCGGGATCGTTGAGGGTGTAAAACGTGATCGCACGGGCGGACAGCAGCGACTCGTTCCGCAGGCGGTCGGCATAGGCCTGCAATTCGTCCTGCGAGGCGATATTGTCTACCTTTACAAGCGACGCGATGCGCATATTGCGGCGGAATGTGGATTTCCGCGACTGCGGGTTGTCGTTGATCGCCGTCGCTACCATCGGCTGCTCCATATCCGGGTTTGAGCAGACGCAGATAAACACGTTCGGCGCGTCGAAGAGGTCTTCTTCGTCCGACCAGCTTGGCCCCGGATGGCGTTCCGGCAGGAACAGCTCCGTTGTGCCATAGGCCCAGTCGATATTCTGTGCGCTCGGCTCCTGATACGGCTCCAAGCGGGCGACGCCGGAGGCGTCAAACCAGAGGCTGTTGTAGTTGATCTCTTCGAGCAGCGCGTTGATGATCGTCAGGTAGCTTGTGCCGATGTCCCAGTCCTCGCGGTCTGTCTGCAAGGCCGCGTCTGACGGCGTTGCGATTACGAGTGCAATGCCGCAGGCCGTCAGCAGCTTGCGGATCTCCGTAAGGTACGACGAGCCTGCCGCAAGGTGCAGGATGGTCTCGGTTCGGTTGCTGTATACGCGCCAGCCGCGGTCGTAGGCCTCGATCTCGACGCGCTTCTGTCCGGCCGCGCCCTTGATGCTCGGGGTCGCGGCCTGATAGATGCCGAGGGGCGTCTCCGCGCCGTTGATCGTCATAACGGGCTGCAGCTCGTCGGACAGATAATCTACTGCGTCGTTCGGCAGGAACGTGCCCTTGAGGCTGCCGTGGATCGTCGCGTCGCGGGTGCACATGATCTGCGGCGAGCTGCCGGTGTCCCATTGGAGCTGTGTGAGGGGCGCGCCGTTTCGGAGCACGTCGACGCGGTAGCTTACGTCACGGGTCAAGGGTGATCGCCTCCTCCCGGTTGGTGTGGGTGACAGTAAAGGCGTAGCGGCGCATGAATTCGTCGATGTTTGTTTCGAGCGAGGCAAGCGTACCAATCGCCATGTTGCCGTAATGATCTTTCAGGCAGACGAGGCGGCCCACGAGGGCCTCCAGCGCAAGGGCGGCGGCCCGCTGGCTGTGCGGATACGCGCAGGCGACGGAAATGGCGCGGTCTCGCTGTCCGCTGCGCTCTTCTACGGGGTAGGCAAGCCCCGCCAGATGGACGGTCGAGACACCGGCCGAGAAGCTGGTGCGGTTGGTGCGCAGCTGCGTTTCGGATAGGCGCATCTCGAGCCAGACGCCGGTCTCGAGGTCGCAGATCATGTTGGTCTCGGGCAGCACTTCGACAGTGTCGGAATTGGACACGCCGTAGTTGTCGCTGTCTGCGTAACAGCCGCGCACGCGGTAGGTCGCGCTGCCGATGCTGGTATGGTCGACGTACTGCTTTTGCGTGGTGCGGGCGATGGCGACGCCGTCCCGCTCGATCAGATAAAAATCATAGCTGCCTGCGGTCTGCCAGGCCAGCGCGGCCTCATGGCTTGCGGTGACGGTCAGTGTGATCGCCTCGCCCTCGGTGTGCGAGATGGGCAGAGCGGCCGCGGACCACTCGGACCACATACCGTACTTGTTCTGCACGCAAACGCGGACGGTGTAGCTGCCGTCGGCGAGGTAAACAGGGGAGCGCCATGCCTTTTCTGTGCCGTAGACCGTTCCGGAGGCGTAGCCGCTGGACAGCGTCAGCTGATAGGCTTCCTGCTCGGAGGTCTGCCAGGTGATGCGCGGGCGTGGGCCGGTGGACTGGATGATGATGGACGGTGCGGACGGGGCGTTGATGGCGATAAACTCTGCCTTGTCGCTCCATTCGGACGCCGTGTTGTCGGTGTTGTAGGTGCGCACGCGCCAGTATTTTGTTCCGCTTGTGAATTTGTTCGCCGGAACGTCGTAATACTGATTTTCGCCGGTGACGGTCGCGAGGGTATTCCACGATGTGCCGTCGGCGGACCATTGCAGATCCGCCTTGCTCTGCGGCGTGCCGGTGGAAATGATGTGCTGCCAGCTGAATCGGTTGACGATTGTTGCGTCGACGACGACACCGACGGGCGAGATCGGCCTGGCCGTCGGAGCAGCTTCAGCGGTAGACAGCGTGATCCAGTCGCTTGTGACGGTCGCGCCTGTGTTCAGCGTAACGGACACAGACCACTGGATATCGTTCGTTGTAAACGTCCCGGCAGGAACGGTCACTTTCTGGGCTGTTCCGCAGGCGATGGTTTTGATCGTGCCGGAGGTTCCGGCACGCCAGCGGAAGGTCGTGGACGTGGCCTTGATATCCTCAATGCAAAGTCCAGATCGGTATATACCCCACGAAAAAACGTTATCTTTTGTTTTTGGGATATATCCGCTTTTCGGTGTCAGCCCTCCTACATTTGCCGTTGCATCGCTATCCAGATAGGTTATTACTATGTACGGCCTATATGCGCTGCGTGATGTATCTATGCGTTTAATTTCTTGTACAGCGATCCCATATTTGCACGCGTTGACTGCTCCTGCATCGGCGGGTTTCTCTCCGCTGTACCACTGTGCAGCAGCATTTTTGCTTGCTTCTACTCCTATCCCGTACCCCCACATTACCTTGGGTTTGTTGTTGTATGTTACTGTGTCTTCACTGAATTCTTCGCTTATTGGCCAGTACTCAAACATCTGATAAGTCGAGTAAACCCACGCTCCAACCCCATGGAGAAACAGTTTGATCTTGTCGATTATTTTGAATTTTACAGATTCCGGGACTGTAGCAAATCCAAACAGAACCAAATCCCTTTCGTCTGTCGGCGTGAATGACGTGCTGCTATGGTCATTGGTGTTTGGATACATATATGGCAGGTACGCGGACTTGTTCGCGTAAATTGTTACCTGCGGCATTTACTTCGCCCCCATTCTGGCTGTGATGCGTGCGTTTTTGGCGATGCGGAGGATGGTGTCGAGGTCGTCCACATGATCAACGTATACGGTGGTGTTGTAGGTATCGCCGGAGGTGTAGCGCGTTTCGCTGGCTGTCTGGATGCGGGAGCCGGACGGCAGGAAGATCCGCTCAAGCCCGTTTTCGTTCACCCGCGTCCATCCGCCTCGCCAGTTGTCCGTTCCGGCGGCGTTGCCGCCCAGATAGCGGCGAACCCATTCGTCCTCTGTGATGCCGATGGTGGATGGGTCGCCGCGGGCAACTGCATCCTCGTAGGCTTTGGCAAGGTCTGCCGCGCTCTGCCCCCACTGCTGCTCTGTGTAGCTATCGAGCAGATTTTGGTAGTTGTTGCCGTTGCCGCTGGAATAGCCGAAACCAAGCGCGTGCGTCATCTGTCCCCAGCCCTCGCTGATGTGGCCGGTGCTAAAGTTGATAACGCCTTTTAAAAGCTCCGCCGCGTCGGCCATGAGCGCCATGACTTTTGCGAGGGGCTGCAGCGCTTTGGTCAGCGCCGGGACGCGGTTGTTGGATAAGTCGGACATGGGGTTCAGGATATCGCCGACGGTCTCAAGCAGCATGCCGAAGGCGTCGACGATGCCGGAGTCCTTGAGCGCCTTGCCGCCGTCCTTTACCATGGTGGTCACGTCGCCGTAGAATTCTTCGAGGTACGGGGCGAATTCGGCGGACAGCTGGTTTTTGACGCCTTCCTGCGTCTTTTGCAGGCGCTGGTATGCGTCGTCTACCGCGCCGAGGGCAGAAAGCGCCTCGTCGTCGAGCACATACCCGACGTTGTGCGCCTCGTCTGCGTACTCCTTCAGAGTTTTCGAGCCCTGAATAATCAGCGGATTTAAATCCTGCGCGGAGCGGCCAAAAATGTCCATGGACATTGCGTCCCGCTCGGTTTCGTTTTTTACCTGCCCGAGCGCGTCAATCGTTTCGTAGAAAACGTCGTTCGCGCTTCGCATACTGCCGTCGGCATTGGTCACGGAGACGCCCAGTGCCTCAAAGGACGCCTTTGCATTTCCGGTGCCATTCATCGTATCCTGCATATTATTGGTCAGCTTTCGGAGGCTGCCTTGCAGGGTGTCGACGGATACGTCGATCAGCTCGGACGCATAGGCAAACTCCTGCAGCTGCTCGGTCGATTGCCCGGTCTGCATGGATAGCGTGATGATGTTGTCAGCAAAGGCGGCGGACTCCTTCGTCATGGAGATCATGGCTTTTTCTGCCTTGATGATCGCCGCTGCGACGGCAGCGAAGCCGCCCGCCAGCGCCAGTGACTGTGCATCGAGGCTGCCCATGGCGTTCATGGAGGACTTCATGCCGTCCGGCAGCTGAATGCCGAGCTTGGACGTCAGGCCGTTTACCACGTCGCCGAGGTTGCCCATCTCCTTATTTGAATTGACAAGTGCCTCTTCCGTTTCACCGGTCCGCTCTGACAGATCGCTCAAGCCGTCAGAAAAGTTATCCGCTGCGCCTCCTGCTTCCTGCAGCTTGGCAGTATTCTCGGCCAGAGCCTTCTCCATTTTGACCAGAGCGGCCTCAGCATTATTTAACTGCTGCTGGTACTTTTGGGTCGTTGCGTCGGATTCGCCGTAAGCCGCTGCTGACTTCTGCAGCATCTCCTGCAGCTGCTCAACCTTATCACGCTGCGTCAGGATCTTCTGGTTCAAAACCTCGTTGATCTCTGTCAGGCCCTTGATGCTGTTTTCGTTCCCGGCATAGGTCGTGTTAAGCAGTTTGATCTTGCTGTCCAGCGTTCCGAGCGCGGCATTGATCTCGGAGATCCGCTGTTTATACTCGGCCTCGCCGTCCAGTTTGATTTTTGTGCTAATGGTGGCGTCAGCCATTTAAAGTCCCCCCGATACAAGATAATCGTGCAACGATAAGCCGGACGGCTTATCCAGATCAACATATCTGCCGTCTGGCATTGCCTGAGATGCAGCCCGGCGCGGCGTGGCAAGGGAAAAGTATTCCCGATAGATTGCCATGCACCGCGCCGGCGTCATCGTCCTCCAAAATACAGCCTCATCGTTGTGCAGGACGTTGATCCAAATGTTTAGGTACCACGCGAATCGGATGCTGTAGGGTTCGGCTGCGTGGTCTGTTCTTTTTTTTCGCCGGATTCCTCCGACTGATTTTCGGCCGGACGCTCTGTGTCCGGCTCGTAGACCGCCTGAAAGATCATTTCAATGATTCTGTCAGCGATCTCACCGAAGCGCTTGACCGTCATCATCTTGCCGACATCGCGGCTCGTAAAGCGTTCCGGCCAGCCCTGGTCGTAGGCGTACTCATTCATAGCGGCGGCCACTGTCTCAAGAATGTTTTTCATGGTGCGCTTCCGGGACAGCAGCGGCTCAAGCGTACCGCCGTGCAGCTCCTGTAGGTCTGCCAGGACGTTCATGTTGACGTAAAGCTGATAGGTTTTCCCGCCGTGCTCAAACGGCAGGGGTTTCGGCTGTAAGTACATGACCGGCCCCCTTACGCAGTCTTGCCGAGAACGGCGTCGCAGTACGCTCTTGCATCCTCCTCGGAGTCGCAGGTAGCAATCTCAACAAGGTTGTCGAGAGCATCGACGAGGAATTCGCCCGACGTGACCGGCGTATTGAACGTGATGTTCTCGCCGAGAGTCTGGTAGACATGGCTGGGCGGTCCGAAGAGCGCACGGCCGATGAAAATGCAGGTGAATTTCTCCACGCCGTCGATCATGTCAGGCGCATAGAACGAGACGCCGACATACTGGCTGGTGGATGTCTTGCCGTACCGGACCACACTGATGGATTTTGTCTTGACGGTTCTGGTCGTTTTGACTGCCTTGTACAGCAGCACCTGCGCCGCCTCGGTGATATACTTGACGCCGAGCGAGATCGTGCCGCCGGTCGCCTTGCGCATATACTCGGCAAGGGAGCTTTCAGCAAACAGACGGCCTTCGGCGTTGCGCAGCTCGAAGTTTGCCGTCATGGCGTCGCCGACCTTTGTAATATCACTGTAGGTCACAGTGTTGCCGGAATCGGATTTCGTGTATTTTGCGGCCTGGATATACCGCAGATCATATGCAGGCATAGGCTCCTCCTATCTGTTCAAAATGTTAATTGCTTCTTTGCGCATGGCCTCATTTGAGGCCGCACGCGCGGCCTTTATGGCCTGATTCCAATAATGGTCAGCTTTGATCGCGCCGCCGCTTCGCTTCCAGAGCTTTCGTGCTTTTCGGCCGTAGTTGAGGACAAAGCCCTTGATGTTATAGGGCTGCTGCCGCGCGTCCTTGCCGCGCAGCGTGACGACCATATAGGGGACATCCTGCTTGTCACGCTTGACTGTGTTCGGACGGACGATATGCCGGTATGTCTCCCCGGTGCGGCGGTTGTGACCAGCGGATACGTAGGCGGATTTTACGCTGTCCAGCAGGACGTCCGCGCCGGCAGACAGAATTGTCTTCAGGTTCGTATCGGTAAAAAGCCGATCAGTTTTCAATTCCTTGATGATATCCTGCGCCTTTACCTCGGCTTCAAATTCCGCCATGTCAGATCACCTCAAACGGGATATCCGTGTAATACGTCATGGTCTGCTCATCGAAGCTCTGCTCATCCTGCCCGACCGCGACGCGGCCGGCAATGAGCGCGGCGATGATCTGCGCCGGCAGCGGATCGTTTTCCGTCTGCGTGGCCACTGTGACAACGCCCAGATTGACCGTGCAGATCGGCGCGCCCTCCGCCCGTTCCGACCGCGTCCCGGTCGGCGTCCAGACGACATAGCGCTCCTCGCTCGGGCTCGCCTGCACCTTGTAAACGCTGACGTCCTCCTGAACGACGGTGTCCAAAATGGACTCAATCTTCGAGTAGCTCATATTTGCCCTCCGGCTCGGTCAGGCTCAGCGTCGTACATGGCAGGCCATTGTCGTCGTGCCCGTACTGCGCCTGATCGATCTTGTAGATGTGGCGGCCCTCGTAGCCCGTCAGGCTGACATACTGATCGGACGTGATCGGCGGCTCATCCATGCCGCGCGGGACGCAGACGAGCTTGACGATCTTGCTGTTGGCCTGTTTGCCCGCGTAGTAGCGCGAGGCATAGACCTCCTGCTCGGCGTAATAGTACGATGTACCGGGGCCGAGCTTGGCCAGCAGCGGCGAGGAGCCGGGGCGAAGATCATGGACATCGAGAATCTGATCGTAGATCATGGTGATACCTCCCGCATCTTCTGCTGCAGCAGCTTATCGTGCAAATACGATCTGAGGCCGGACGGCAGCGGATTGTCCGCGGTCGTGGCGCGGCTGCGATACATCCATGCGGCGACGCGGGCGACGAGGCCGTTATCCTCATCGCTCGCGGAATCAAGCGTAATACCCTTGGTTTCGATATACCGGGCAGCCTGCGCAAGCAGGTTGCCCAGATATGCGGCCTGATCGTCGCTGATCCGCATCAGACCGAGATCCACGCAAAGCAGGTCGATTTGCCTCGACGTGTTCACACAAGGCTCAGACAATCAGGCCGCCTCCTTTCTTACGCGCCGGCCGTGCAGGTCGCAGAGCCGAGCTTGACAGCCTTGCCAGCACTGTCGATTTCCACGACCGTGATGACATTCCCGGTCGCGGCTGCGACCGCAGCCCCGGAGGTCATCGCCGTCCAGCTGGCGTCCAGCTTCTCACCGGCTTCGACCGACAGCGGAGCACCGGCGAGCTTATAACGGAGCTTGTTTGCGCTGGCGTTGCCCGCGACCGTGACGGTCGTCTTGCCGGATGCGCCGGCCGCCGTCGTGACGATCAGGGTGCCGAGGCCCTCGTTGATGTAGTCGACGCCGAATGTGGTGGTTGTCTTCGGCGCGGTGTTTTTGTAGTTGAACAGAACAAACGCCTCGCCGATTGCCGGCTTGCCGTCGTAGCGGGCAAGGCCCTTGAAGCAGGTCATGTTCTGCCGCCACTTGACATTTACGTTGGAATCGATGACCACGCCCTCGCGCTGAGACAGGCTGTACAGCGAGCCGAAGCCGCCGCAGACGTCATAGTCCTGCATAAACTCAAGCTCGACAAACTCGCCGCCAATGACCGGCATTGTACCGCTCACACCGGCGACCAGAGCCGCAGCGGCATTAAAATTCAGACTGCGAGACACGATATCGAGGTGCGTCTTGCGGTTGCAGAACCACACCGCCCGGCCGTCCGAGTAATTTGGGGACGGGACGCCGGTCGCTTCGCAGAGCTTCTGGAAAAACTCCGCGCCGTACTTCGCGCCGAGATCCAGCTTGAGGACGTGGCTCTCGTGCAGATCGGTAAACGTGCCCTGATTTGCGCCCCACCATTCCGGCTTGGACGTCGCGGCCAGGCGGGTGATGATACCGACAGGCATTTTCGTTCCGGTGCCGTAAATGCAGGCTTTATCCAAGCCCTTTGCAATGGCGGCAGCCAGATACTGCACAACGGTCGTCAGCAGCGACAGGTCAGTATCGTCAGACAGCACATAGTTCGGAAGAGCAAGATAGCCGCCGATCATAAAACCGTCCATGGTCAGCTGGTAGAAGTTGATATCCAGCTCGTTCATAACCGCATCCATCTCTGTCCAGATGGCTTCCGGCGCGACACCGGCGATGTTCTGGCGGCTGGTACCGCCGACGGGCTGCAGGGAAATGTGCGGCAGAACGCGAGAATACTGATAGGTCAAATCGCGCAGCATCGGCAGCAGGTTATCGGGGATACCGAGCTCTGCGCCGCTGGCGCTGCGCTGCGACGTGCGAAGGGCGCGGATGTTGGACAGGAAATCGCGGGTTTCGGGGGCCTGCAGCAGAGCGTCGCGCTCCTGGTAGGTCAGGCCGAGCCAACGGCGCTCGGGGTTGGTCATGGGCATGGTGTTATTACTCCTTTCTGCTGCCGGTGCTGCCGGCTGGCCTGCCGCCGGAGGCGGCGTCTGGGCAGCCTCAAGGCTGCGGATTTCTTCGGTCGTTGCGTCAATGCGGGTCTGCAGCTCTGCGATGGCCACGACGTTTGCGTTGCGCTGCTGCTCAAATTCGTCGATGGCGGCATCGACAGCGGCGCGATCCTCTTCGGTCTGCGCGGCAGCAATATCCGCCTCAAGCTCATGCTCGCGGGCCGCGAAGGCGTCGCGTTCGCTGACCAGTGTTTCCATCTGCGCCTGCATACTGCGCAGATCCTGCTGGCGTCTCAAGATTTTAAGTGCCATTGTTACCTCCAAGTTTTTTTCTTGCCGACGCGCGCCATGCTTCGCAGCGGCGCCGGTTGATTTCCTCCAGATCCTGCTTTCTGGCCGATACGCTCGTTTCGGTGTACGCCGGGAATGTGCAGACACTCACCTCATACAGCGGGTCGACCTCCTCGATTTCCCAGCGATACTTGCCGCCGCCGAGATCGACAAAGGTCTCGCGCTTGATTTCAAAGCCAAAGCTGCACTGATCGACATCGCCGCGCTGGACCCGTGCGTACAGATCCATTGCCGAGCTGTCCTGCCGGTTGATCTTGACGGATCCCCACAGGCCGCGGGTATCCTGCCGCAGTGTCAGCGTGCCGGACTTCGTGCGGCCGAGCACAAGCGTAGTATTGTGGTTGATAAGGGCGCGAACATCACCGGAAACGCTGGTGTCAAAAGCGCCGGGCTTGACGATCTCGCTTGCGCCCTCCCAGAGCGGATACTCCGAGTTAAAGACGGCAAAATAGCCTTCGATATAAAGATCGTCAGCTGCTTCGCGGGTGGTAAACTGCTGCGAGCAGCTGCGGATCTGGCGCGCAGTGCGCTCATTCGCCATTGCCTTCGCCTCCTTGCTCCAATTTTTTCTGATTGCCAATCATATTGGCCGGGATGTAGTTCTCAAGGATAACGCGCTCATCCAGCCCGTCTACCGGGGATAGATCCAGCCAGTCGCGGCTTTCGTTGCCGCTCATAATGCCCTTGACGTACAGGCCGGTGGAAACATCGGCCAGATCCTTGAGCGTGTAGCTGTACAGTCGGCGGACGGACATCTTAAAATACCAGTCCGGAGACAGCAGCAGCTTGCGCGTCAGCTCCGAGCAGATAATGTTCGCGATGGACGTCGCCGTTGTCCGGATCATGTGGTTGTGGTCGGCGTCGGAGTAGTTGCCGACGCCCAGCATATACGGCGTCACACCGACGATTGCTGCGACCTCCCGTTTGTCCAGTTCGACGCCGTCCTTGAGCGCAAGATCCGAAAGGCTCAGCGGTTTTACCTGCTGGATATCCATAAGTTCCGCCGGAATGATCCACGGCGCGCCGGCCTCGGAGTTTTGCAGATACTCGGACATCAGCCGCTTGCGGCCCGCTTCGTCCGAAAATTCGTCGGAAAGGCCGTCGACCTTGACGATGACGGACGGCTTCCATTTGTCGGACATAAAGCCTTTTTTCGTGGCGGACGCTTGCCGGAGGTTGCCGGTCACGTCCCGCAGGCTTGCCCGGAGGCCAAGCCCAAGCCACGGCTGATCCGGGTCGGGCCTGTACTTAAAGTGCAGCACATCAGCAGGGTCGTACACCTTTCCGCGCCACGTCACAAAGTAGGTCAGGCCGCCGTCCGCGCTGGCCACTGTCGCGCCCGGCATCGGGGTCAGGTCGACCAGTAGGCCGCCCTGCGTCTGCGGCAGGACGAACGCGCTGCCGCACGAAGAAAGAAGCATTGTTTCAACGATCCATTCAACCCAGTCCTTTCGGCCGCCGTACCGCCATGGATGAATATCGACGAACCGGCTGAGTTCATTGCGGACGCGAATGTCGCCGTTCTCTGCGTTGCGGAACAGCTGAATCGTCGCGTTGCTGACGATATCCGCCAGCCCTCCGACCGCTGCCAGAACATCAGGGCTGTCAACCAGCCGCCGGTACCCTGTCACAGCCAGCGTGTCAGAATTGGACACCAGCCACTGCAGGCAGGACTGGTCGCTTGCAGCGCTGCGACGCTGCGGTTTCACTTTCAATCGGCATCAGCCTCCGTTTCATGCTGGGCACTGCTGTACCAGCCAGCGCCCTTGCTGCTCTCGCTCAGATCATTCAGATAGGCGCAGGCCGCGAAGACCGCGCAGTCAAACACGTCAATGCGCAAGTTCGGCTCGATTTTCTGGTACTGCACCATGTCGTCAGCTTTTTCAACACCGGCGACGTTCTGCACGCAATACTCCATCGGTTCAGCGTGCATATAGTAGAGTGTGCCTTGCTTCGCGGACTTTTCGAGATAGCGGAACCCCTCGGATTTGAGGATAAAGGTTTGCATTTGCGCCTTGACCGGGAAATGCTCCTTTTTCATCTCGACGAAATACTCGCGGCAGAATTTCGGATCGTGTCCGATGCGGCGAAGCCTGAAGCCTTCGGCGCGGCGCTTCTTGAACCAGCGGACAATGTCACTGTAATTCGTGACTTTGTCGTTGGTCATATCCAGCCAGCCATCGTCTTTCCAGCCAAACAGCGGGATTTGATCCTTGTTGGCCTTGATCTCCGCCGCTGGCCGCGGGAACCAGCAATGCGGGATGATGATATCGACGCCCTTGTAATGGCCGAACAGGCAGCAGGCTGTCAGGTCGTGCATCTTGGACAGATCCGCGCCGCCGTACCACTTGACCGGCAGACGCGCGAGCTGCGCCAGCGTCCAGTTGTATTTCGCGTCGGACTTGCGCCACTCGGCAATATCAAACCAGGCGCGCAGAGCCGTCGTGAAGACGTTGAGCGAGGTGTTCAAAAACTCAGGACGGAGCTGCGGATCCGCTTCGGCCTGCGCGGCGTCGTTAATCATCTCCTGCGGCCGGATGCTGTAGCCCCAGCCGGGGCTTGCTGCTTCCAGCGCCTTCGGGTCGAGAAGATCGACATCGCCGTTCTCATTGGTCGGGGCTTGTGCAATAAAGATAAAGATCCCATCCGCATACGGATCCTTGATTGTGCCATTGAGGATCTTTTTGCAGAATTCCACGCGCTGCGCCAGAAAGCCCAGCGCATTATCGCCGCCGGAAGAGATAATGATGCAGAGTTTGTTCGTGTAAGCCTTCATCGCGTCACGCAGCTTCTGAAACTGCTTCGGCGACTTATACACGTGCGCTTCGTCGCAGATGACGATGTTGGCATTAAAGGAGTCCTGTTTGTCCGGGTTTGCGGCCAGCGCGTTGATGGAGATAAATCCGTCGCCGATATCGCCGACAATGGAGTGCTCCATGTTGTTGTCCGTAATCCGCAGGCCGCGGCCCGCATCCTCCTTGACGGTCGCGCCGAGTCGCTCGACGTTGTACTTCAAGAAGTCGAAGCCTTCCATTGCCTGCTTGAGCGCGCCGCCAACCTCGTAAACCTTGGAGCCGGATCGGCGCTCATACAGTGCCAGCGCCCACGCCAGCGAGGCGGCAAACGTGGTTTTGACGTTTTTTCGCGGAATGAAATCAAGCGCCTCCTTGAACCTCCGTTCATTTGTTCCCTTGATGTAAAACCCCATGATGTTGAAACAAATGAATTTGTGATAGGGGAGCAGGTAAAATGGAGTTCCGCGCAGGGGTGTCGCGTCCAGAAATTCACCCTGTTGGTGGCAGAGCATCGTCTCGATGGTGGCAATGATCTCGCAGGCCGGCTCCGGGCGGAAGTCCCAGCGGCAGGACGCCAGGTCGTTGAGATAGCGTTGGCATGCCAGGACAATCCACTCGCAGGCAACAATCTCGCCGCTGAGCACTTTATCGACATAGGCGTCAACGTCGCGCTGATACTCTGCCGCATGTTCGACGGCGTAGTCATGCGCATCGGAAAGCAGCTGCTCGATCTTGGACTTGTCAGTGCTTGCAGTCTGCTTGCTGCGGGCCTTGTTCAGTCCGGTCGGCGTCAAGCCCAGCTGATTGCGCAGGCCCGTGACCGTCGCGCGGAGATTTTCAACGACCGTCCAGTTTGGATCCTTCGCCGTGTACTCGCCGCCGGTCTTGTTGGTCAGGGTCGCGACCATCAGGCCGCCCGCTTTCTTCCACGCCTTCTCCGCGCGGCTGAGCTCGCGCTCCGTCTTGGCCAGCTGCTTGATCGTCGGCTCGAAAATCTGGTTGTAGGTGCCGACGGCCTGCATATCGGCGCGGATCATATCCTCTCTGGCCAATTCATCACCTCAAGTATTCTCCGGCCGGCTTCTCCAGGCGCGGCGATGAACCGCGCCCAGCGTTCCCACACGAGGGCCGGAGGAAAGAGGACAAACCTCCGCGCCTGGAGAAACCGGTCGGCCCAGGACGCGCGCCCGCGTCGTTTGCGCGCGCGTCCTGCTCGCGTATTTTCTTGTCGCTTACCCCCTCCCGCTATTTTCCGTCCGTCGGAAAGAGTCCCCCAGCCCGGTGATCTGGGTCCTTTCCGTTTTTGACTTTCGAGGGGGGGATACTCTTTTCTGCCAGGCCAGCCCGGCCGGCGTCAGCTTTCCGGTCGACCGATCGTGGAAGCTGTTGTGCGCTTGCTGGCTGACCGAGATCAGATTCCACTCGGCCCATTGCAGCTCCGGATAATCTTCGACCGGGTAGACATGATGCACTGTCGTTGCCTCAACGCGCCGGCCGTACCGCAGCGCCTCACGGCACAGGCCTTTGTCCCGGCGAAGGATCCGCGCCCGTAGCGCCAGCCATCGTTTGCTCTTGTAATCCATCGGCAAAAAGAAAAGCGCCGTGACCCTGAACGGATCGCGACGCATCTGCCAGCCGGCTATCACCTCGGCTGCATAACAAAAGCGCCAAACGATCCGACCATCATGGTCAAATCATTTGGCGCTGGCACTAGCACGTTGGCTTTGGCTCTGGCTCGTATTCACGTTTACGACTGTCGCTTTTTTGCAGTGCTTGCAGTAAAGCGGGAAGTCGATCAGCCTGGATGTCGGCAGCACTCGCTGCTGCGTCGGCCTGCCGCATAGTGGGCAGATCAGCTTGTCATCCGCTGACACCAACAGTATATCACGCACAGTTTTGTTTTGCAAGACTTTTATCCACCCTTTCCGTTATTTATTGATTGTTTCGAGCCAAAAATGTTTATCCCGGTTTGATTTTTGACCCAGCCGAAGGTATACCCAAAGTCGCCGTACCGGTTGTCCTTGCGTTCGGCTGACAGCTGCACAACATTATCCGGCGGCTCATATCGTTCGCCTGGCTCCAGCGTCCGCTCCAGCACGACGGGCTGCGCAAGTCCCTTTGATGGTGTGTACATCCGCGCCTGCCATCTGGCCCGGCCAGTCTTGCGCGGCTCCTTTGTCATGTACATCGCGACCTTATGATAGCAGTCGATCTCATAGTGTCCCGGGCCTTTGTCCGGGCCGAACATCTCTATATACTCGGACAGTTGCAGAGACGGACTGCCGCGGATCGGCCGCAGGCCAAACTGCCGGATTGTCTCGATATCCATGCTGCCGTATCGCCACAGCTCGCGGATCAGCTCTGCATTGCCGCCGTCCGCTGGCAGGATCATGTGATGATGGATACGCTTGTCGCCGTGCTCGCCCTCTATGACATACACATAATCAAAGGGCAGACCGCGCGCTTTGCGCGCCGGGCGATACCGCGCGAAGAATGCGCGCAGCCGCCGGGCGGCGATATCATAGTTCGGCGGCAGGAAATCGTCCGCATAGGTCGTGGTAACGAACAGATCGTCCAGTGTGAAGTTTGCCTCGATCAGATGCTCCAGCTTTTGCACGGATGACTTGTCGTTGAGATACTGCTGGTATGGCGCCGTCTCATCGGCGCGGCCGGAGCGTCGCCCGGTCGGCGGCCGGATCGATGCGCTGTCAATCGCGCGGTAGCACGGCCCGGCATAGATCTCTTTGATCGTGCGCGAATAGGGGATCGCGATCACCTCCTGTTTTGTGTTGGCTCGCCGCGTAGGGGGACGCGGCGAGCCTATATCAAACCGGCCCGTTCCCCGCAGCAGCTGCCATGGCAAGCAGCTGCTGCCATAAGTCCATGAAATATAACAGCCGGTTGATATCAGATTGTCAGCGCCTGCGCTTATGCTGCCGCGCCGGCTTGCCATAATTCGTCGGCAGAATAAACTCGTTGCGCAGATCGAAGGGGACGAAGGCGTCGCCGCAGGCGATCCGAAGGACAGAATCGATCCGCTCCTTGTGGAAGTCCGCCTCTTCGCTGCCGTTCCATGCGGCCCGGTGCGCATCGTCAAGTTCTGCGACCTTGGCCGCAAGCCGCCGCATCCGCTCAGGCCCGAAGCCGAATTCGAGCGCCAGCGCACAGAGGATCAGATCTGCGCCCTTCTGCACTCCGGCGTTAAACGCATTGGCCATGCCGCTGCGTCTGGCCTCATCCATGCGCGTCAAAAAATCAGCCATCGTCTGCACCTCCGGGCTGCATCTCGCCCAGCATCGTATCGCCTACGACGCAGATCTTTGCACACGCGCTGCGGATGCTTTTAACAACAAGCACACCCACCACGATCCACTCGATCAGCGCCGCCAGTGTCAGAATCTCAATAATCATGCTGTTCCTCCTTTACCGTCCGGGCAGCGCCAGCCTCGGCGGCCAGAGCTGCCTGCCATACCGCATCCACAGATCTGCCGCCTCATTGCGCTGGATGCCGAGCGCCATGAGCCGCTTGATGTACCGTCGTCTCATTTTTTCTGTTTCCTCCTGTAATAGCTTCGCCGCGCGGCCTCCCGTGATTGCTCCCGGTGCAGTCTCGCCCAACGAGCGGAAACGGACAGCTCAGGCCACGCTTCCGCCGGTGAGATCTCCACGCATTCGTCCGGTCGGATAATCACGCGCTTTCCGGCGCGCTGGAGGACATAAAAGTATCTGCTGCTGTACGGGTCGTTCAGCCTGTCCGCCACAACGATCTCACCAACTGCGGGAGCCAGATGCGGGTAGATGGGAATGTGCCGCTTGATGCGGATCACGACGCGCTTTGTATCGTCACCCATCATGCGGAACCCCGAAGCGATCCAAGGTACACAGAAGTGCGTTTGTCTCATCACGAAAAGCAATGCTCTCCGGGTCAACTCGTTTGACGCAGTCAGAAAACTCAACAATTCCGACGACTTGGATTTGATCGCCGCAGATGCGGCGCTCCCAGCAATGGAAATATCCATTCCTTTGGCCGACTGTACAAGACCTACCTTCCCACTCAACTGCAAATCTTGCGTCGCCCATGGATGCTACCTTTGCGGCCCACTTACTCATCATACTCGATCACTCCATCGCGGACGCTCTTGACGTGCCGGTAGCGAATTTCCGTGCCGGAGTCCACATGCGCCACCAAGCAGGACATTCGAGCAAAGGCCTGCGCACACTCTTGCATCGATATGGCCATTCGCAGCATATGATACGTAAGCCCTCTGGATTCTGCGGCTGCCGCTGCCTGATTGCGTGACAAATGTAGCCGTCCCATACATAGCTTGATAAACCGTTTACGTGTCATCCATCTTCTCCTTTCCGTTCGCCTCGGCTGCAAAAGGCGTCAGGACTCGTAGCCGTTAGGCCAATCCAGTGCGTCCCTGATCCTTGCGCATTTCGCGCACACATATCTCGGCCATTTACGACATAATGTTTCGCGCAGGCTTTGCACCGCACCACCTCCGCAACGTCGGCGGCGGGCTGACGCAGCAGGAACGTTTTCACCCGCTGCGGCGTCCAGTGCGGGTTGGCAGCGTTGCAGGCTTCAAAATTTGCCAGTGCCTCCGCGCGGCTGATGTATTCGTCAGACATCGCTTACCATCCTTTCCAGCATCGACCTTGTTTCACACATCGCCGTGATATACCCTTTGCAAAAGCTCATCAGCATTAGGTTGTTGGTGCTTTCGTGCCGCCTGTATCTTCTTTCTGCATCTTCTATATGGTCTTTTACCATCTTTAGATGCACTTCCAGCGCGACGTTTTTTGCTGCAAGAATTTTGTTTCCCAGTTTGCGCTGCCCGATGCTCGGCGCGCCTTTTATTACGTTTTCCACGACATCCAGCACACGCGCAATCGTCTCTGCATCGAGAACATCCGTGTTCCAGCGCCTGATGTTCTTGTAATCTGCTATCGTTTCAAGCAGCCACGCGCTGCTGATATACTTTTCAGCCGCCATGCCGCACCTCCACATACCGCCAGCTCTGCGGCGGGCGGGTGACCGGCTTGGGTTTTGCCTTGAGCGCTACCTCTACCTCATTTGGCACAGCGTAAAATTCCCGCAGTTCGCGCGGGGTATCGTAAATTCTGAGGTCGGAAATGTGCCATCCGTAGCCGACGCCGCCGTCCAGATACTTCTCCAGCTCGTCTTTTGTCAGGCAGGCATCCGCAAGAAGCGTATCAAGTGGTGTGCAGTCCATGTTCCAATCGCAGATGCAATATTTCGGCGTTTCACAGCTTGCTCCTACTCTTACAATCCTTTCAAAAATGTCGTCGCATACAAACTCTCCAATGACCTTTCCATTACACCGACCAACGGTATTTGTGCGATAGTTGAGCTTGTCCAGTCCCCCGCAGGACACAGAAATGTAAGGGTGATCCATAGTGCAGTAGATATAGCACTTAAACGGCGTATCCATCTTCGGGCGCGTCTTGCGCACCTCGATAGTCTTTTTACCATTGGCAATCTTCGAGCACCACTTTGGTTTGATGCTAATCAAAACAGCTTTACTCATGCCTTTTCTCCTCCCTCTTGCGCTTCCGGCGCTCCTCGCAATATATCTGCAAACTTCGGCGCTTCCGGTAGCGGCATCCAGTGGGTGACTATACTGCCAAGGCAGTCCCGCATAGCTATTCCGTCATATCTTCTCCATGTATCCGCGCTTGTGCGGTACGCCTCGCCGACAAATACGCCGTCCGTAGCAAGGACGCGTTTTCCCGGTTCCGGCCTCCGTTCCTCCACACTGATCCACTGCGGCACCTTCTCCCGCAGCACCGCATTCTCGGCTTCTGCCTTTTCGATTTGAGCCCTCTGCTCTTCTATCAGCGCCCGCATATACGCGACGGCCCCATTAAAATTCTGCTCCTGTGAGCGCTTTACTTTTGCCGGATTTATAGCGTATCGCAACGCCGTGTTGTCGGTGGAAAGCCATCTGATTATCTTCCCAGCCTCGCGAATGATCGCGCAGCCGTGAATGCCGCAGTTATGCTCGTGGCCACAGCCCAGACAGGCAAGGCTGCCTGTCTGAACCGCGAGTGCGTCCAGTGCGCACAAGATTTCATCAGTTGTCATCCGGACACCTCCAATTCCATAAGTTTTCTTCGGATGAAAGGCATGAGCAGAATCACACTTGCGGCCAGATGGAACACCGTCGGCGCATTCTCACACCGATCCAGCAGATGCGCAAACAACGCCGAGTAGCTCCACCCCTGTATGTACGTGCCGCGAGATCCGCTTGCCGCAAAAAGCTTTGTGCCCTCAGCGTAGTCGGCGATCTCGTTGATGATTTCACGCCCGCGGGCAGTCGGGATATAATCCGGTTCGGAGATTTCGTTTTCCAGCAGCTCGACCATAAGATCGGCCATGTCGTTTCGATCTTTTATCATGCGTCGTCCTCCTCCGGCAGCCGCACCCAAGTGGTGCAGGCTGCATCAATTTGTGCGCCACCGGCCCGGAAATGCCACACACCTAATACGGCGTCATAGACTGCGTCGGAATGCAGCACAGTGCCGCCGCAGTCAAAGCTGCACCAGTAGTGGCCGGATGCAGGCGGCTTTCCGGTGCGCCACTTCGGCGGCTGGTCGGATTCAAGCGTTTCCGACAGCGGAACGACCGGCCACGGCTGGTCTATGTTGCCGACGATATAATCCGCGGAGCACTGCAGCTGCTTGGATACCTTGGCCACGTCGACAAAGCGGGGTTCCAGATCGTTGCGGTAAAAGCTGCGATGCTCAAGATCCTTTCCTACCGCCCAGCTGCGCAGTTGCTTGACCGTTGCACCCGAATAGGATGTCAGATCAATCCGCGTGTTTTCCGGCAGCCCGGCAGCATCAGCAGCGGCAAGATACCGTTTTGCATCGGTAATAAACGCCTGTTTGACTTTAGCTTCGGCCTTTTCCCGCGCTGCGGCCTCTTTGTCTTTTTGCTGCTGGTTGGCCGCAGAGCGTGCCGCTTTCGCACGGCTGCACATACTGTCGCAAGCATTGTATCCGCTGGCCGTGCGGCCATTGCGGCAGGTCCAGCAGCATTTTGAGCCTTGGCACATATCGTAGCAATGGCCCAAATCGTGCCGCAGGAATGCGTCTCCGCGAGCGGTCGGGCAGGCAAGACCATCGCCAGCCGGGCATGTACCGGAACAGGCCTGCCACTTTGCCCCGCCTTTTGCGCACTCTCCGACTTTTTGGATGATTGCAGACGCCGGGAGATCGTCCTTGCTCATGCGCGGGAACAGCCCTGCCAGCCGATCCTGCAGTCCGGCGTCAAGCCGGCTCAGCTCCAGCGCCTGCGCATCTTTGAGCGTTCCCTTGCGCCACATATCGAGCAGCGGCTCCCGGAGGTTTGTCTGGATGGCATGCAGATTCGCCAGCTTCGTCCGGCTGATCTTGCAGGCCTGCGCGACGTGATCGCGCATCCGGCCGGGAAACTCCACGCCCTGCTCCTTGAGTTGATACAAAAGTTCCTCCACGCGGGCGGCCTGCTGGGCCAGCTCCGGCGAGGACAGGACGCGCGACGTAGCGTTCGCCCAGATCAGTTCCAGTTCCTCCATTTCCGCGCTCTGCGGACTGCGGATGAAACAGGGCACCATGCGCAACTCCGTGTGCCCCTCCTTGACCAGCTGCCGCACAGCTTCGCAGCGGCGGTGACCGGAGATAATGCGGTATTTGTCGCCGTCCGCCTTGCAGACGCTCGGCGGGTCGAGAATGCCGGAAATCTCAATGCTGCTCTTGAGATCGTCAAGATCCTTCTTTGTGACCTTGTAAAAGTTTTTCTCGTTGGCCTGCAGCTTGTCAATGTCGATCATCGTGACCGTGCGGTCGGTGTCCGATTTGGACACGGCTGCGGCGTCTCCGAACAGCGAAGTGATATCAAAGCCCTTAGCCATCGATCAAGCCCTCCTGCGTCAGATACTCACGCACAAAGCGGCGGTAATCAATGCCGGTCGCGGACTTGGGCGAGAAAACCGTGATCGGCGACCGGTCGAAGGTCGAGCCGTCAACCTTGCCGCTGCGGCGGATTACGCGCTGGAATACAGGCAGGCCCTGCACATTGCGCAGCTGCTGCTCGGCGGCGTCAACGCCGTCCGCCCGTGTCCGCATGGTAATGAGCGCACCGGCCAGCCGGAGCTTGGGATTGATGCGCTGCATATTCTTGATCTGCGCAAGCAGGTTATCCATGCCGAGCAGCGCGAAGGCGTCCAGCTTGATCGGGATGATGACCTCATCCGCCGCGCGAAGCGCACAGGCCGCGGCTGCGTTGAATGCCGGCGGGCAGTCGAAAATTACAAAGTCATACGCTTTATCCTCGCGGATCGCGTCGACCAGATTGGACAGCGCCCGCGCGTGAATGCGCCCTTCGCCGGGCGCGGCCAGAAGCTGCGACGCATCGAGGGCCATCAGGGACGCATCCGCCGGAAGAATGTCGACGCCTGAGGCCATTGCTGTCCAGGATATGTAGTCCTCGTACTCCGTATAGGCCGGGTCGGTCAGCAGATCCGACAGGGTGCTGCATTCCTCTTCCGGGCCGACGAACCACGTCAGATTGCACTGGCTGTCGCAGTCGACCAGCAGCACCTTTTTTCCGTGGTCACGCGCGAGGATCGCGGCCATGTTTGCGGCGGTGATCGTCTTGCCGACGCCGCCTTTCAGGTTCATGATACAAATTGCTTTCATGTTGTCCTCCGTTTTTCAAAATGGGATTTCTGAATCCGGGATATCAATAGGCCCCCATTCGCCCGGCTTCATGGACGCCTGCTGATACCGCGGCTTCGCAGGCTGCGGCAGGGAGCCATGCTGCGGCTGACTGGAGCTGCGGCGGAAGGTCTGCGTCTGGCCGTCAAAGTCCAGCTTGACGCCGATATTGCTCTCGCCCTCCTTGTTCTTTGCCACGCGCAGCAGGCGGCGGCTGTTAGGTGCATCCTGGTCCTCTCGGTACAGGAGCATGACCACGTCCGCGTCCTGCTCGATCTGGCCGGATGAGCGAAGCGACGACAGCGTCGGCGGCGGGATCTTGCCGCTTTTGCCGCGCTCCGGGCGAGACAGCTGCGACAGCGCGATGATGGGAATGCCGGTCTGCCTGCCGAGCTGCTGCAGGTCACTGGATATCTGCGAGACGTTTTCGTAGTCGCTGGCGTAGCGCGTTGACCGGATCGGCTTGATCTTTTGCAGATAATCGACCACGATCAGGTCGAAGTGCCGCGACAGCGCCCAACTGCGAATGTCCTGCACGGTCATGCCGCTGGCCTCGATCAGCTGTAGTTTCGGCTCGGCGAGCCGCTTGCCGATTGCCGCCATCGTGTCCCAGTCGTTTGAGTTGAGTGCGTTCAGCTTGAGCTTTGCCAGCCCGATCTGCGCGACGGACGCAACAATGCGGTCATAGAGCTTGTCTTTGTCGGTCTCATAGCTGAAAAAACCGACCTTCTTTTTCTCGGCCATGCGAAAGGCCGTGCTGAGAGCGAAGGTGGTTTTGCCGTCCGAGGGATAGCCGCCGATGACGACCATATCGCCCGGCCCTGCATAGATCGCGTCGTCCAGTTCCTGAATGCCCCAGCGCAGGTACTCTTTCTTAACATCCGGATCATGCCGGGTGAAAAAGTCCTTGTAGGCCTCTTCCATCGTTGCTGTCCGGACGCCTGGACGGCTGACCATGATCGCGTTGGCCCGGTCGAGCAGCTGCGCGATATCGTCCTCTGATTCTGCACCGAGGATCTCCGACGCAAGATCCTTGAGGCTCATGAGCCGCGCCCGCTGCTTTAAGATCCGCACATACTCGCCGACGTTGGCTGCTGTCGGCGTGGTCTGCATCAGCTTGGACACGAGATCATACATGGCGGTGTTCTTCCCGCCGCCCGTGACCTCGGCCAGCACCGTGACCGCGTCGATTTTGCGGTTGTCGGCATACAGGTGCGTGATCGCGTCGAAGATCATGCGGTACGTCGGCTGCGTGATGTACTCCGGCCGGACTTCGGCCAGCACCGCGCCGACGCAGCGGCTGTCGATCAGCATGGAGCCGAGGACGGACGCCTGCGCGTCCAGAAGGTTCTGCCGGTCCAGCGCAGATCTGTCTACAGCCATCGTGTGCCCTCCGTGTCGACCGTGCGCGAAGGCGCGGCCGGAACCGGCTTCCGCTCCTCATCCGTCCAGCGCTGCTGGTTGAGATACGTCGAAGCGTGTGGGATGCCGATGCCCCTCTGCCACTCCTCGGACGCCATCTGCTGCACAAGGCAGACGGCAATGTGGTCGATCAGCGCGTCGTCCGGCTGGAGCTTATCCCAAGCCCGGATCGCGGCCTGCCGTCCCTCCCCGCGGGGATAGAATTTCCAGAAGCCCTCAAAGCGCTCCGGCTTCCAGTCGGCCGTCGCCTTCGGCTCCGTTTTGCGCTTTTTCGGGCGCTGGCCCCCTTGGGGGGCTTTAGGGGGTTTATCTTGTATATTATCTAAATCATTATATATACCTCCACTTTTTTGCGGAGGGGGGGTGGACTTTTCGGTGGAGGGGGGTCTCCGCAATTCTGCGGAGGGGGGTAGCGGCAAAGTCTGATAGATTCTCCGCATGGTAGCCCCTGTTTTGGGGTCGTTGGACAGCTGGATCACGATGTATCCGGCGTCTGCCAGCGCGGCCACCAGACGGCTGACCGACTTCGCGTTCCACTTGTGCCCCTCGGCCAATTCCTGATTACTGGCGTCGCAGTAACCCTCTTTCCCGACGAAGTGCATGAGCGTCGTGATCTCGCCATAGAGCAGCTTCGCGTTCGCGCTCAGCGCATCGTCATAGAGCACCGGGGCCGGGATATTGGCCCAGTAGGCCCGCACCTGTTTTTCTGCCAAAAATCATCACCTCCGCCCCTTGCATTTTAGGGAGACTCATGGTAAGATATAAATGCTTTCATGTTGTCCGTTTCGGACGACAGTGACCGTGCAGCTGTTCCAGCAGCTGTGCGGTCATTTTTTTGCTTTCTGGAGCTTGTTCTGATAGGCACGGATTTCTCCCTCCTTGCGCGTGGTGTAGTTGTTGCAGGCCCGCTTGATCGTGCCGAAATAGCAGCCCTTTGTAAACTGCGCCGTCTTTTCGTCGTAGATAAAAGTCGCGCGATCGAGCTTGCTGCGCGTACCGAGGACGATATACCGGCCCGGCGATACCTTGGACTGTAACAGGATGTCATATCCGTCGAATTTGTTGGGAACCATAAAAAATACCTCAGATCATACTGTAATTGGCCAAAACCGGGAACACGATTGCGACGAACGCAAGCCCGCCCAGAATCAGCGCGTTGTTGAATGCTCGGAACATGTCCATACCTCCCTCCTGCGAGATAGGACGGAACGCTTAACGCTGGCGGTATGTGACAGCCATTGCGTACTTGATAATGTCCTGCAGCTCCTCCACGATCCGGTCATACTCCGGCCGCTCCTGCTCATCGATCACGCCGTCTCTGGCGATTGCGATCAAACGCCGGTCCGTCTTGTTGTCCGCGAACGCATAAACCGCGTCCAGCAGCTGCAAAACCGCTTCCGGCAGAGCCAGATCACCGGTGTCCGGGATCAGACGCTGCGCGATCTCACTGGTCTGCCGCAGGTGCTGATAACACAGATACTGCGCATCGTAGATCTCCGACATACGAACGACGGTGTCAGAATTGGGCACACGCTCGCCGGATTCATATTCGCGCAGACTGCGCACATTGATCGGGATCTTTGCTGCGGCGGCTTCCTGCGTCAGTCCGCGGGAGATCCTTGCCGCCCGGTAAATATTCTGCTGCATCCATACCTCCATCGGCAGCACTTTCGCCGCCATACACCCGGCACCGGGGCCGTCTCGGCCTTGCCCGTGCCGGTCAAACCTGATACCATGTCACCATGGATACGTGATCGCCTCGCGCACATCTTCAATCGGCACCGTCAGGCACCGCAGAAGCCGCAGCGTCTTATCCATGTACCGCGTCGGCGAATCCATCAGCCGGTAAAGCGTCGCCTGGCTGACCGCCGCATAGGTGCAGGCCTTCTCGATCGACACGTGCTGCGCGGCCATTTCGCCGCGGATGCGCATCCGGAGCAGATAATCGGTATTCCGGTCGACCTTAGCCTTTGCCATGTTCCGGCCCTCCCGAGCGCCAAACCACGCTGTCGCCATCATTCAAGTACTTGCAAATGTCGCGCTTAAATCTCTCACCGTAGCCGCCCTCGCAAACCGTGCGGTAAAAGACATTGATGATATAAGTCGCTGCGATCAGCAAATCTATGTAGCTGCCATTCACGTGCGCAATGCTGTTGGATATGCCTTCAATGCCGATCTCAACATGCAGGCGGGGCTTGCTGTCCTTGCCCATCTGGTGCATCCTCCTCTCTGTACAAATCGTCGATCGTGCAACTGAGCGCGAATGCAAGCGCCGGAAGCTGCGACGCCCGCGGCATTTTTTCGCCGGATTCCCACGCCGAAATTGCAGACTGTACGATTCCGAGCCTTTCTGCAAGATCTTTCTGCGACAGGCCTGCCGCCAATCGCCTCTTTTTTAAGCCCTTCGTTTCAATCACCTCCCTTTTGATTATCTCTATTTGAGATACTAGCACAGCGATCAGATTTTGTCAATCTCTTTTTGAGATATTTTTAAAAAAATGTTTTACTTAGAAATCTCCGTGCGTGATAATGTAAACAGGTGGTGCTTATGAGACTGAAAGAATTACGGGAAAATGCAGGGCTAACGCAGAAAGCCTTTGCGCAAATCTTCGGCGCAGCCCAGAATACAGTGTCCCAGTGGGAAACCGGAACTCGCAGGATTGATGATAAAACTCTTTGTGAGCTTGCCGCATACTTTGACGTAAGCGTAGATTATCTACTTGGAAGATCTTCTGAAAAGAAAAACCCCGCTGAAAATGTCAGCGAGGAAAAGCGTGAAATGATGACACTTGTTGATCGTCTGTCTGACGATCAGGTTCGGAAGCTAATTCAGATAGCAAATGCTGCGCTTGATTTATAAACCAAAGAAACTGCTCCTTAGTCATAGCCGCAATTTTTTCTTTCAGAATTTCCCGCTCCCCCACCATCTGACCGCTTCCTTTCTTTTGTAGATAGATTTATTTTAGAACACGCGTTCGGATTATTCAAGAGAAGAATTTAACAAAAATTTGTCGATAAATTGGAGGGGTTGACATGACCCGCATATGGCGCAGGGTGCTGCTGGTGCTGGTATGCTGCGTATTTGCTGCCGTCGCATGGTTTGGGGCGCTGTCCCTCGCCGGAACGATATCCGCCGTCCGCTCCTATCAGGCCTCGCCCGCGGAGATCCAGGCCGCTGCGGATGCGGCTGTCCTGCCCGCCGCAGATCCGCCCTTTACCGGAAGCGACGAATACACCGAGGAAGAGCAGGCTGAAGCAGCGGAACGATACTATGCCAGCATCGGCGGCGATCCGCTCGCCGTAGAACCGCTGGAGCCGATCATCGGTAAATTTGTATCCTATATCCCCGGCACGCTGCCCGCCGAGGCTCCGCAGATCTCCGCCTCGACGAGCGAAAACGTGCAGACATTTATCGTAAATACATCCAGCGGCGTTTTCCATCTGGCCAGCTGCTACCACATCCGCCAGATGGACTATGCAAACCGCAGCAGCTACACCGGCACCCGCGCCGAGGCAGCCGCTCTGTATACACCGTGCAAGGATTGTAATCCGTAGGAGGCTGCTATGGCAAAACGAAAGTCGATCATCCCCGGTTTCAGCTGGAACCGGGCGCTTGGTATCACATCGGCAAAGCAGAAGATCGCACGCGCAACCGGTATCCCGACGACAAAGCAGGGCCGCAAGCGCAAACTGCAAAGCTCACTTTGGACAGCGGTTGCATTTGGTGCTGCCGCCTCCGCAGCATCCAAACCCCAAGCGCCTACGCCAGAGGAAGCTGCGCGATGCCAGGAGATCAAGGAAAATGGTCGGCGTACCCGCCGCAACATTCTGATCGCAGTTGCAGTCATATGTATTATCTTTTATATCATCGTCAATTTGTTCCCCGGCTTGGTTAGCTAATCGCCTGTTTGGGGGTTGCCCGTGCCGGTTGCCGAACACCGGCACGGGCTTTTTGTTTGCGCAGGCGACTGGGAGCCGTCTGTGATTCCATCATGGTAAATACAGGATGGTTTTGTAAAGCCCTTGGAATGGGTTTTGCGCAAAAATTTTCCACCATGCGCGTGGTTTTTACATATGGAGGGATGGTTTTTGTCGGAAAATTTGTGGGAAACGTGTCGAAAAGCAAAGGATACAATGCAGCCGCGAAAAACGAATCAGGATATCGCCGATGAATCAGGGCTGTCCGTCAACGCCGTCGGACAGTTTCTGCGCGGCGAAACAAAAAGCCCGTCCGTCGATACGGCCGGGCCGATCTGCGCGGCGCTCGGCGTATCCATGGATGAGCATTTCGGGGTGGACGCTCCAGCGGAGGACGATACATCAGAGGTCGAGCGCCTGCGGCTCCAGCTGGAGAATGCAGAGCGCGTGAACGCGATCTATGAAAAGGGTCTCAAGCGCAAGAATGTGCAGTTCTGGGTATTATCGGCCATTGTCCTGATTGTGCTGCTTGCCCTGCTGGTCGACCTGTGCAATCCGACTGTCGGCTGGATCCGCGCAGCCTTTACGTCGCATATGGAGGTGTGGCCCGCTTGAAAACACCAAAGCCCCGCAAACTGAAATCCGGCAGCTACTTCGTCCAGCTTCGCCTCGGCGGGGAAAGCATTCCGATCACACGTGCCTCAGCCCGTGAATGCACGCTGGCCGCGATTGAAGCAAAAGCGGCGTATTTGGCCGGCAGGCAGATCAAGTCGAGGTCCGATATGACCGTTGGCCAGCTGGTGGATGCCTACATTGCGGCGCGCCCAGCTAAAACCTCGCCGTCGACGATCCTCGGATACAAGCGATACCGGAAAGACCGTTTTGCCGGGCTTATGAATCAGAAGCCGCAGCAGGTAAAGGACTGGCAGGAAGTCATTGATGAGGAGCTGCAGCACGTCACCGCGAAGACCATCAAGAACGCATGGGGGCTCGTTGCGGCCTCGCTGCGGTACGCAAAGCTGACTGTCCCGGAGATCAAGATCCCGCAGATCATCAAAAAGCCTACGCCGTTCCTGCGGTACAATGAGATACCGCCGCTGCTGCAAACCATCAAGGGCCGCCCGGAGGAACTGGCGATCCTGCTGGGGCTGCACTCGCTGCGCAGCTCGGAGATCTTCGCTGTGCGCCCGCAGGACATTGACCTGCAGCACGGGCTGATTCGCGTATCCGGTGCAGTCGTCATGGGGTCAGATGGCTGGACCCGAAAGGACGAAAACAAAAACGAAAGCAGCCAGCGGAATATCCCGATCATGATCGACCGCGTCCGGGAGTTGGCCGAAGATCTGACCGGCGAGACGGCAGCCGGAATCAATCCGTCGTATCTGCAAAAGCACCTGCACATGGACTGCATCGAGGCCGGTGTGACGGATATCTCTATCCACGGCCTGCGGCACTCCTTCGCATCCCTCTGCCACCATGCCGGCGTCAGCGAGTTACAGTGTATGGTCTGGGGCGGCTGGGCCGACAATCAGACCATGCACAAGATCTACACGCACATCGCAGAGGCCGACGAGACAGATGATCTGCGCCGTATGCGCAGCCTGTTCGCCCCGCAGCCAGAGGGCGAAGCCCATTAGCAAATCCATTAGCACACGACTTTATAGTTTTTGACAAACTCTTATTTTTTACGATAAAATGTTATGATTTCGTTCCTGTTAAAAATCGTAAGAAATCAGAAAATCTATTGATACGCAACCAAAACCCGCAGTTTTATCAACTGCGGGTTTTGGTTTTACATGGTGGAGCTGAGGGGAATCGAACCCACTGTTATGTACGCAAAATGACCATATTCCAGTCATATTCAATGCAAGTTAGCGAAGCTGTTAGCATTCGTGTCAGGATTGGACACTGCGCTTTGCGATATGCTCATAATACTCCATCAGCTTCCGCTCCGGGCCGGGGCCGTCTTTGTCGAGCAAAAACGCTTTGGCGAGGGCTGCGTAGAATTCCGGGCGGTTGAGGCCGAATTCTACCGCGACGGGGTAGTAATCCGAGTACATCATGTTCATGGTCACGCCCCACGCCCAGTGCGGGATTTCATGCTCTGGGATGCCCATGCTGTCCGCAATGGCCGTTGTTTGCTCCATCGTCCAATGCGGGCCGGTCGATCCGTCTGCGTTCTGCATCCTGTCCGCCCACTGCATGGCCTCTTCGCGCTCGAAGTGTTGTGCGTAAGTGCTCGGCTTATCGCTCAGCTTGACAGCTGCGCAGATCGCGTCCATCAGCATTGTGCAGTTACTGACGCTTCTGCAGGAGATGGGCGCGGCCATCTCCTTTTTGAGCGCTTCGTGCAGCTTGCTCTTGTACGCTGCAATCTCATCCATGTCAGCACCTCACGCGAGTTTCAGCAGGCCCGTGCAGAGCTCGATCACGGAGCCTGCCGCCGTGCTGTCGGTTGTCGCCACGAGCGTGAATGTGTGGTTGACGCAGCAGCAGCACCCGGAGAGTTCCAAGTCCGTCTCCGTGTGGATTTCCGCATTGCCAGAGGCCGGCAGTGTGATCCGTTTGAGTGTGCAGGGCAGTGCGACGCCGTCCATGTACCACTGCAGGGTCAGGACGCCCGCGGCCGTCGCCGCGATGACCGCGTCCGCGGCCAGATGGTACAGGCCGATCTTGACCGTATCATAGCTCTGCGGCTCGACCTGGATGGACGATCCGGAGTTGACGACCTTTGCCCCGGCCAGCGTCAGCACGTTTGCGCTGTCAGCCGCGAGCAGCTGGGGCGAGTTATTAAAATATCGGACGCAGGATTTCTGATACGCCCGGTTTCCATTTCCGCTATTGCAAGCCATTTTTAAAGCTCCTTTCTTTTGGCTTTATTTCAAGGGGCATTATGCCCCGGATAGCTATATCAGGGTGTACCCGTGTCAGCCGCCGCAGCCGCACGGATTGCAGGGCGGGTTCTGGTAGTACCGTCCCAGCTGGCCGAGGATGTACTGCGACTGCATATAGTCGTTGTTCGCGGCTCTGCTCTGTGCAAGCTCATCGCGCAGACGCTGGTTCTCCTGCTGCTGCAGGAGCGTCCGGGTCGCCTCGCCCTCGGCGTGGATCGCCGTCTTGATCTCGCATGCGTTGATGCTGGCGTTGTAGTTAACGCCGTCGATCGCGCGCAGGATCTCGCAGCAGCATTTCTGCTGGCTGGAGAAGCCCGCCTCCGTGACTGACTGCAGATCGCGCAGCTCGCCGAGGATGTTGTAGGCGTTGTCCTTGACGGCGCTGGTGACGTCATACGCGCCCTGGCGCGTTGCCGCGACACCCTCGTTGTTCTGGCGTTCAAGGGCCGCAAAGTCCGTCGCGCGCTGCACGTCGGCCTGCGTAGCCGGTGCGCTCTCGCCGCTGCCGTTTCCGCCGAAGCCTCTGCCCGCGAAGAGCAGGAAGAACAGCGCGATCAGGATGACAATGCCCCATCCGCCGAAGCCATAATCCTTATCCATGGTTTTCCCTCCTTTCTGGGTGGAATGAATTTTGATAGGCGCTTGCGCGCGGTATCACTTGCCGATCTGGCCGACGAGCTCGCCGACCGTCTTGTTTTTGTTCGCCTCGAACCACGCCTCAAAGCCGGGCTGCGAAGCCAGGAAACTAAGCACCATCTGCGGGCTTTGCCCCTGCAGCGTCGTCTTCGCCGTCTGCAGCAGGCCGTTCAGCAGTTTGCTTCCCCCGCCGTTTCCGCCCATCAGGGCCATAATCGGATTTTGCATTGAGTTTTCCCTCCATTTCCTCAATTTTTCCGGCCATGCTCTGCAGGCCGTCTGTGATCTGCCTCAGCTGCTCCTGCAGCTGGTTCGCCGCCTTTTCCTCTTCCGTCGGCTCCGGGAAGATCCGGAACCGTGCAATGGTCTTTGCTGCCATGCTGTCGGTGCGGATGTAGTACAGCAGATTCTCTGTCTCATGCAGCGCAAGCGCGTTGTCGTTCGGCTGCATCTGCAGATTGTTGATGCTGGCTTCGCTGGCCACGGTCAGAACGCCGAGCTTCGGCGGCGGCTGCGGCATTTGCGGCATCTGCGGCCGCGGCATGGGCTGCATCTGGATCTGCTGTGCGGGATCCATTTCCCAACGGCCCGTATACGGGTTGTATGCCATGCGGTATCGCCCCTTTCTGATACCATTTTAGTAGCTCCCCGGTTTCGCCGGGGGACATCTGCGGGACACTTCCGGGGCGTTTGTGTACCATTTACGGGGCATAGAAAAAGCACCCCGAGCGTGATGCTCGGGGTGCTCCTTCGTTATGCTCCTGTCAGACGGCGGGCGGTGTTGTAGATGTGCGGCAGGCGGCGGGAGATGGTTTTGCGGTCGATGCCGATTTCACCGGCCGCGTCCAGCTGCGGGAGCCTGCGCACGATATAAAGATTCACGATCTGCTGATCGATCTCATCCAATAAGCCCTCGTCGGTGACGCGCTCCCAGTCGCTGCGCGTGAGGTGTTCCAGCTCCTTCGGCAGAGCCAGCCGCGCAGTTATTTGCTGTCACTCCCTTCGGCCCGCCGCCTGGCGGGGCTTACTTTTCCTTGTGCGTCAGCACGGCGATATTGCCCTTGTTGCCGACCTCGAGATCAAGCGCAGCGGCCAGATCGCGCACCTTGACGTAGTTCGTGCCGTTCTTCAGGATCCGCTCAACGGCGACTTCCTTGCCGTCCACGATGATTTTGCTCTTTTCTACCATCTCAGTCTCCTCCTCTGCATTTTTTCCATCTTCGAGGGCCATCACCGTATGGCCCGAGCTTACCAGCACGTCCCCGCGCAGGAGATTGGCGTCCGTCGTCAGATACTTGCTGTCGGTCAGCAATACAAAATCGCCCGTTGCGGGCCAATCGTGCAGCATGCAGTATGTCGTGCAGCTGTTGCCCTGCCGACGGTAGAGCGCTTCGACCGACGCGCAGCCTGCGGCCACGGCGCAGAGCATCATGAGCGCGGAGCAGTCCGTCTCCACGGGCTTTGTGATCTTGCTCACGTCCCACCCGACGGCTCTGGCGGCCTCATACGCCGTGTTCCTGTTGTCCATGTCGTAGCCGATGTTCCGGTTCTTAATGGCCGCCTCGCACGTCTGCGCGGCCAGCTCGGCCTTTTTGCGGCTCTTGTAGCGCAAGATGCCGAGCCAGCGGCCATTATACCAGTTGGAGATATTCAGCTCCCGCCCGGTCTGGTTGCCGGGCTGCTGGTTGCGGCCGCCCGTCTCGCCGAGACTGGCCTGTCCGATCTTGATACTCATGCCCGCTCACTCCCGTACAACTCGTGGTGCAGCTGCAGCACGGCGGCCTCGATCAGCTGATCGATTGTAGATACGTCGAACCGGATTCCGTGTTCGGCCAGAAAATTGATCACATAGGCTTTCTTTTCCTCGCCGTCCGTTGCCGCGTAGAGCTGTTCCGCCGCTTTTACGCCGATCTCTACGTATGTTTTGATGGTTTGCAGTTTGTTGGCATCGATCTTGGTTTTGAGCCACGGGATCAAAAATGCCGAAACGAGCGCGCTGATGAGCGCGATCACTGCCGAGATGATCTGTGTGTAGTCCATAAGTATGCTCCTTTCAATCTTTCAGCACGATCTCTGCGATGCGTGCTGCCGCTTCCGGGCCGTATTTTGCGGCCCATTTATCCATGTATTTCTGCGCGTACTTCGCGCGGTTCTCGTTTTTGGCCTTCCAGAGGTAAAAGCCGCTGGAAGCCGTCGTTTCAGCCAGCACCGCAAGCGTGATCTCTGTCAGATCTGCGCCTGCCGCGCAGGCGATGATGAGTGCGAGGCTGACGAGCGCGCTGCAAATCAGCCATTTCTTACTAAACTCCATTGCTATGTCCGCACTGCGCCTCCAGCTGGTGCAGGAATTTTTTCACATCGCCGTTCCCGCCCATCTTTTTATACTTCTCTCCGGCGATCAGGCGTTCTGCCATTGGCATTTCCTCGCTCATGATCGTGAGGCGGAGGATCGCCAGATACTGCTCGTTCTGATGCTCCTGCATTTTCCCGAGCTTTTTGTCAATCTCGCCGAGATGCTCATCCTGCGATGTGGCCTTGCCGCGCTTTTTCTGTATCGCGCTGACGACGGCGTTTACTACCGCCGTCAGCGCGGACGAGCCGAGCACGGCGCAGACGAGGGTGACGATGATGGTTTTAGTATCCATGATCTCTCTCCTTTATGTAATGGTTACGATCTCCACATAAATCCCCACCAGCTCTGCCAGCGGGTGGTAGACCGCCGTGCCGGTGTCGCGGGTGCAGTGGTAGGTTTGCCCGGACTGGGTGTAG